ACACAAGGCTATTCGTCGGCAGCGTCAGATGTGTATAAGAGACAGATATGGAAGTAAAGATAGGAAAAGGTCTTTTGTCTCAGATAGAAAAGCCATTCGAGTCTAGCAATAATAAGATAACGTTAGATGATTTGTCTAAGTTCCTAAAAGAAATGGATGAGCAGTATAACCATAGAGTAAATACCAGACGTGAGTATTATGCTCGGTTGATACGCAAGGATGGAAAAGTCCGAAATGTGCTAGTGGTAGAAAATAAGAGGGAAGCTGAGGAGTGGAATCCTAAATTCTACTATTACAAAGAGACAGATAACGGCATTATTCCTGCATCATACGACGATATTATAAACACGTTTGTTAAACATTAAAACAAAATAGATTATGACATTTGAAGAAGCAAAAAAGATATTAGAGAAGGAAGGTTTCTACGTTGAAAAAGCTACTAGACCTTGTGCTATTAGCGAATCGTTTATCGAATACGAAGATCCTACTATATGTGAAGCCATGCAGGTTGTTAATTCTGCCGGTTATTCTATCTGTATGGAAATGAGCTGCTTTGATGAGCGTAAGGCTCGCTTAAAGAAGGAGTATGAAAAGAGCACTAAGGCTCCTGGTTCCGGTGAAGAGCAGTCAAAGGAAAAGAAAGGTATCATTTACCCTTCGACCTCCCCAAAAGCTGATTTTTACTACAAACATGTTCTTAATGAAGGAAACCCTGCCCTTGAAGAAGCAGCCTCCCAGTTCAACGATGCCTTGTTGGATGAGCAGGGAAAGAAGATTAAGCGTCTCACTAAAAAGATTACCCGACTCAACAAGATTATCCACAAGAAGAACATGAAGATTGAGGAGTTTCGGAAGGAAAGTTCTAGACACCTAAGAGGAAAGATTAAGATGTTCGGCGGGAATCTGGATTTATCACAGGAGTTATGTGATAAAAACGAGGAACTTCGCCTTTCAAAGATTCGTGAGAAGAATCTGACCGAGGTGTGCCAGAAGTACATGAAGAAGGTCGAGGAGTTGAATGAGAAGGCAAAGTCTGTCAACATGCATCGTCACAAAGAACTTGCCGAGAAGGACGAGGTGATTGCCGACTTGGGCAAGGAGTTGGCGGCTACCAAGAAGGAATTGGAAGGAACAAATAATCTGGTTAGGATGGTTCGCAATGCTTCCAAGGAGTATTGTGAATACGGTATTGCTGCTGAAAAGATGATTCAGAAGTTGTCTAAGATTATAGTTAGCAAAGGACTCGTTCCTTCTGATGTCTTCGAGAAATGCCGTCTTTGGGCGAATGGCTACAGATTCAACCCTCAGCTGTATGATTTTATAGAGGAAGAGGAGAAGAGACTTGAACATGCAAAGAAAATTAGAGTTTCTTCTGATAATGCAGAGGAAGGCGCAGACCTTTATGGAGTAATTGTATTGCGTGACAAGGATTATATTGATGCACTAAAGAAAGCAAAAGACGCAGACATATGGCAGGAGTAAATAATCAGAATACGCAGCAGCCTAGGAAGAAGCCGGTAACTATCGGCGGCTATCCTGAGGCTGTACATGACCTGATGAGGGCGAAATATCCCGATTATGATCAGGTGATGAATGGAGGCAACGGAGGAGCGGCGGTCGCTAATGGCGGTGCTGGCGTTAACTTCTTCGGGAATGGGGGCGGTGCTACCGGTAAGTTTGAGGCTCAGCCTGTTCAGACTGGCGCAGCACCTATTACAGACTTCACCCAGATGCCTAAGCAGGAAGAGTTCGTTCCGCAGGGCAACGGTAATGCAAACCCTGCCTTGGGACCAGTACAGACTCCTTACATGGGCGATGCAGCAGAGGACACTCCCCAGCCTCAGAGCAACTTTGAGGGAATGCCGCAGCCTTCTACAGGTTGGAATGCTGACGGAACACCTCGCTATGATACGCTTTCTACTGCTCTGAGCGGCTTTCAGATGCCGCAGGAACAGCAGGTTCCAGAGTTTGAGGCTGACCCTAAAAAAAGGGATGGCGGCTTTTTCAGTTGGCTCGGCAAGGTTATACCGAAGAGTAGACCGGGAATGCGTGATGGCGAGACTCCTGACGAATATGACCGCAGAATCACTACCAACCGAGAGCGTATTGCAGCCTTTGCAGATGCTATCCGTCACATGGGAAACATCATCAACACTTCGAAGGGTGCGCCTCTGCAGGTGTTCAACGACCCTACTGCCATGATGGAACAGGGTTATCAAAACCGCAAGGCTCAGAGACAGAGACAGGCTGCCCTTGATGCGGATGCTGCCTATAAGCAGGCAAACTTCGACCTAGATAACCGAAAAGCACAGGCTGATCAGGTTTATAAGGAGTATCTTATGGGTCTTCGTGGTGAGGGTAATCAGCTTGCCAAGGATAAGTTTGAGTACCGAAAGGGAAAGGATGAGGCTGCTGCCCAGTATAAGAAGGATAAGGATAAGCGTGACTTCGAGTATAAGAAGGAGCATGACAAGGTGAAGGATGAGCAGGCTAGGCAGCGTCTGGCTATTCAGCAGTATAACGCAACCCATAAGGGGCGTGGCGGCGGTGGACGGTCAGGCAGGAGCGGTAGCGGCTCGGGAGCCAAGTACTGGTTTGAGGATAAGAACGGCAAGATGCGCTATCAGCCTAACAAGACCATGTGGGAACAGGAGTACTACCGTGAATACGGCAAGCTTCCGCAGGGCGAGACTTCTACTTCTACCAGTACAAAGACCATCAATCCGAAGACTGGCGCAGAGGTAACGACCACCACAAGAAGAAAGGGTGCATCTGTTACCAGTCAGGCAGCAGCTTCGCAGAATGCGGCTAGGAATGCGAGAAACAGACCAAAGCCTGCCGGCAAGTCGAAGAACGGCTATAAAAATACAAAGAAACTTGGATTATAAACATTAATATATAATATATGGCTGGAGATAAATTTGACCAACTTTATAACGCCTTGAAAGCCGATGGCGCAGTATCGGGAACTAGAGAACATTTCAGACAGTTCGTGTATGCGCCTGGCAAGCAGGGCTATCATAACAGAAAGCAGCTCTATGATGCGCTTCATGCAGACGGTGCTGTTTCCAGTAGTTCGTATGAGGAGTTTGCGCAGCGACTCGGACTTCACGCAGTAAATCCGAAGCCTCAGCAGCAGAAGCCAGTTCAGCCTGTCAAGAAGCTGACGATGAAGCAGAGAGCGCAGGAAGTCGCAGCTCAGTATCGGAAGCCAAGGCAGCAGAAGGCTCAGCAGCCTAGAACGGCTACTACTTCTGGTACAGACTACATGCAGAACTGGCGGTTGATGCACATGCGTAACGACCAGATGAACCCGATGCAGCAGGCGCAGGCTAGTAATGCGCGCGCACGCATGCAAAGAGCACAAGAGCAGTCAGCACGTCAGGAGCAGCAGAGAGCTACCCCTATCAGCAGAAGCAGAATAACCCCTACTGCCAAGAACTTCAACGAGACGATGCAGCAGCTTTCTACTCCTGAGGCTAAACAGGCTAGATCCAAGCAGCAGAGAGAGGACGATGCTAGAGCATTCGCCCAGTATGAGGTGGAGGGTAACAAGTTCGTAAGAAATGACGGCCAGTCCAAAGGTATTTTGGGTAATGATCTGCTCGAACTGGTAGATTCTTCCATGAATGAGGCACAGGAATTGACACGTCAGCAGTATCAGCAGAACCTTGACAAGATGGGCGGCATCTATGCGCCTCAGTCAGTAAAGGAACAGGCTTTCCGTGATGCACAGACACAGGAGCAAGTGAACCGACAGAACGTTCTGATGAACAATCTGAGCAGCAAAATCAACGAGATTTATTCGCAGAAGGGAATGCAGCGCCATATTGCCGAGAGCGCAGAGAAACTGAACATGAGTGTAGAGGAATACGTGGACAAATACGTTACTCCAGAGATTATGAACTATGCTCAGAAGGCTCTGACGATGCGCAACCAGGAGGAAATCATGCCTCATGGTGCGCTTGACTATATTGTCAAGAACCTCAGTAACTCTATTATCGGTATGGTGGTGGCTCCATCTGTTATGTCTAGAGATACAAGACAGAGATTGCAGGAAGGTATTGCCATTGCAGATGGTGATGCGGAGATTCAGAAGGTTGCCGGACACAAGGATGAAACCTATCGCTCGGGAATCGGTACGAGATTCGCTTCTACTGCAGTAAACATGGCTGCTGATTCTGGTCCGCTCGCCGTAATCGGTGCCGGCGCAAGTGCTGCCGTGAATACTGGAACCCGAGTTCTGACTAACGGACTGGTGAAGGCTGGCGTGATGAAGGCAGCACAGAAGCTTACCGCCCAGCAGATGGCTTTCAAGGTGGCCAACATGACTACGGCACAGAAAATCATGTCGGGATTGGGAACCAGAACGGCAACAGTTGCGCTGAACCTTGCAGGATATTCGGGTGTGACTACTGCTTTGAATCAGGCTTCTACTGGCGATGATACTTCGCTGCAGGCTATCGGTGAGGCTGGTCTGAAAGGTGCTGAGCATGGTGCGGTAACGGGTGCGATGTTTGGAGTTTCGGGCGCAATCATGTCTCCTTGGGTTTCCAAGTTCGGAATCACCGGTATGGAGAAAAGTACTGGCGAGCGCTTGCTTCATGGCGCGCAGAAGTTTGGTGCTACGGCCGCCGGTCTGGGCGTTGAGGCTGGAACCATGATGGTTGCCGACAACGTGACCGGCGACAAGGATATTTCCTTCGGTACTTGGTTGGAAGATGTTGTGATGGTGGGCGCATTCAAGGCTGGCGAACCTAGCAACTTCGTGAAGATGGGCAACATTCTGCATCATCTTACTCATAATAGCGGTGGTAATTTCGTGATCGGAAAGAATGCCAACGGCTCCCCTATTGCCGTGGATATTCGTCTGACTTCTGACGAGAAGAATGAATTGATTTCTTCTGCATCGGGCAAGAATTTGATGGATGCTTTCGTGAAGGTGGACCGTGCATCTAAGACAGCTCCAAGAGATCCGAAATACAAAACGGCATACACGGATTTTATGAACGACCCAGACGTTTCTCAGAGCACCAAAGAGAAGGTAAATGCGGCCATGGGACTGTTTAATACGACAAGAGGTAAAAGCTACCGCAGCGTGAACGACGTGAAGAATAAGCAGATTCTGGAATACACCAAGAACGGAACGCTGCTTACACGTACCTCTTATAAGAATGCCGATGAGCGCAGAGCTATCCTTTACAAGCAGAAGCTTTATCGTGATAATGACGATATGATGTCGCTGATGGGCTACGCAAGGATGAAGGATATGCAGTTCATAGATGATGATGGAACTGTCACTAATCTAGCGTTTAGATTCCTTAAGGAAAACGGATATGACGAGAATAAGGATATTACAGACCCGAATAATGCCCGACTGATTAATGAGTTGCGCAACCAGAAGAGTGCGCTCTATCTTGACTGGGAAAAGTATGCAGACAAGAACGGTTTGCTTGGCTATCTCAGATCAGAAAGCAGAGATATTACTAATAACTTCATGGCTTCTATCAAAGAACTTCTTGGTAAAGAAGGAAGCATTGTTATTGATATTGACAAAATCATGCGCAAGGACCCGATGAAGCGTACTGATGAGGAGAACAGAATCTTCTATCATGTGAAGAGAGCACTCGAAGATGAGCTTTTCCCTAGCTGGAGGCCACACGCAGACCAGTCTGCAAGCCAAGGTAAGACGGTTGCCGAGGAGCATAGTCTGGGAACGGACAACCCGGATAGCGGCGTGGTAATTGATGAGTTGCGCAACCTTCGCAACGCAGAGCAAGCCCTTGATGCAGCGATGGATAGCAACGATGTGTTCAAGCAAACCTTTGAGAAATTGCACCAGCAGGGCTTGACACCGGCACAGATTTACGATGCACTCATTCAGAATGGATTGACCCAAGAAGAGTTGACCCCACTTGCCCAATATATTAATGCGAACGCCAGAGTGCAGGGTATGCAGCAGGCTACTGCTGATGCTATAGAGGAAAACGTGAAGAGCTTTATTTCTGATTGGAGCTATCACGGAACCTTGAACGGTCAGGCGATGAATGGCGAGCAGGCTCTGTATGTTCAAGACAGCAGCGGAAGAACACTTCTTGTTGGTTCGGGTGATGTTGCCTTCGACCAGACTACAGGTAGAGCCAAGGAAGGCAGCGGTGATATGCTCGTCTGCTTAGATCCTAATACCAAGGAATTGGTTTACGTGAAGGCAGATGAGGTTACTCTGTTCCAAAATCAGCCTCTCGACCAGTTTGCTGCAGAATATCGTCAGAGATTGCAGATGAAGAACTCTGAGCCTTACAATCAGGCGGCACAGGAGCAGGCGATGTTGGATGCTGCAAAGCCTCAGCCAAAGGAGCAGGAGGCACCACAAGATAATACCACAAAACCGGAAGATAATACCACATCGGGCGAAAATAATACCAAAACTGAGGAATTTGTACCACAAGAGCAGCCTCAGCATACCCGTAAGTTTGCCGATGGTACAGATGTTCCTATGGCTACGGACAGCAAGGGAAGACCTACACCTGACTATGCTAGCATGACTCCTGAACAGAGTGCGGAGATTCTTACTGAGGATTTCGGGGAGAATGCTGAGAAGGTGGTGGACGGACAGATTAAGAAAGCTGAGAATGCTTTGAAGGATGCCGAGAAGATGAAGGTGGACTATACCGCCGAGCCTAACGACATCATGGAGCAGGAGGCTTTGAAGAATCAGACTATTGAAGCTGCCAAGCAGCAGCTGGAGCACGCTCAGAACATCAAGAAGACTATGACTGCCAAGAAGGTTGCGGAGACCGTGGGTAAGACAGAACAGACTGAGGGCGCTCATGAGGCTGGCAGCGTGGCTGCACAGAAGTTTGTGAATGCGCCTAGACTTGTAGGCAACAAGCGCACAAGAATGCTGCCTGACGGAGAGACAAAGATTAAGGGACACTATGAGATTGTTCCGGCTGAAAGTCTTACTCCTTCTCATGATGTGAATAATGACTATAAGAAATCTGAGGGATTCCCTACCGATGCTGAGGGCAGAACCGTGAACGATCGTGACTATGAGCACGACAAGGCGGCTCAGCAGAATACGGACCAGATTGCCCGAAAGTATAACGGTATGGCTATCGAGCAGGTGCCAGTGGTATCTGACGAGGGTATCGTTTATGATGGCAATGGTAGAACGATGGCAGGACAGAAGGCGGCAAAGGAAGGTACAGACGCAGAATATATCAACGACCTCTTAGAGAATGCCGAGAACTTCGGCTTTACCAGAGAGCAGATTGAGCAGAGTGGAATCGAGCATCCACGTCTGGTATTGGTTACCGATGAGAGGTTGCCATACGATGCAGCTACCTTCGCTAAGTTCAATAGAAACGAGAAGAAGACACAGAGCAATACCGAACAGGCGGTAGCCAAGGCTAAGACCTTGACTTCTGACGAGGTAGGCGCTATCGTAGCCGAGATTGAAGGAAATGGCTCTCTTGATGCGTTCTTTAACAATTCCAAGGCAATAAATGACTTGGTGAAGACGTTAGTAGATAAAGGCATCATCGGACAGAACGAGGTGGCACAGATGATGGATAGTCCTGAGCGACTTTCTGCACAAGGCAGGGAGTATGTGAAGAACCTTCTTTTGGGTTCAATCTTCAAGCCAGAGACTATCAGAATGCTGGGCATCGACTCTACGGTGAAGAATAAGGCTATCAACGCTATCCGCTCGGTAATGGACAACATGAAGCTGGGCGAGTTCTCTCTTCGTGATGAGATTGATCAGGCTATCCAATTGCTCTACGAGGCAAGACAGGGTGGCAATAAGGTTGATACGTTACTGAGAACACCAGACATGTTCGGTGAGGATGCGGCTAAGCGTTACTCTTCTATCTCTCAGATGATGGCTTTGGCCTTGGAGGGCAAGGTTTCTGATTTCAGAGATTTGCTTGACGAATACAACCGCATCGCTAAGGCTAGAAATACTGGCGAGGGCAATATGTTTGAGGCAGCTCCTACCAAGAAAGAGTTAATTAATGAGTATTTGAACTTTAAAAAATGGCAAGATTATGGAACAGGACATTCAGAAATTGAAGGAGGCAATGATGTTTCAGGCGTTGAAAAACCTCAACAAGAAGCATCAGGAGGAAATGAACCAGCAGAAGCAGGAACAGAACCAGAACGACCAAGAGTAGAAGAACCAGACGACTTAGTAAACAAAGAACTTGAAAGTCGTATTAAGGTTACTGACGAGGAAGCCGAAACTCCATCTGAGAACGGTCCTATCACAAGGCAGAAGATTCTTATTGATGGAGACAAGGAGGTTATCAAGGTTGATGAGCCAAACGACAAGGGCGAATACACCGGTTCATACTATGAGTATGATGGTAAGAAGTTTGGTGACCTGAATGAGGTTGTCGAATATGTTGACGGTAAGGTAAAAGAAAAACCTCTCCCACTCCTTCCTAAAGAAGAGAACCCAGACCCTACTTTTGACCCGATTGCGGCGGCCGCCCAGGAATTCAAGAAGGAGCATCCTCTGACTGAGGATGAGATCATGAAGGCAGACGTGGATGATTTGTCCAAGGATATGGCTCTTGATTATCTGAACGGAGAAGTGACAGATGATTTGCATCGTGCTATCTATGAAAGTATCTTTGCCAAGACCAGAGGGCAGAAGACAGAGCCTAAAGTAGAGACTCCTAAAGCGGAGCCATCTGCTGACCCTATGGAGGGAATCAAGAATGCAGCAGAAGGATTCGAGAAGGAGAAGAAAACAAAAACCGAAAAGAAGCCTCAGCAAACTGCTGACGATGCAGCAGTAGCGGCTTCAAACAAGAAGGTTAATGACCTTTGGGATATGCTTAAAAATGCCGGCAAGGATGAAATATCCGCTTCGTTTATTGGTCTTAACTCTAGACAGCTGGAGGTATTGCCTAAGTTGGTGAGCGCCATGACCGAGAATGCTTATCTGAGAATCAAGAGAGGTATGCACAATCTTGAAGATGTGGTGAAGGAAATGCGCAAGGAGTTTGCCTCTGCTGCCAAGCTCTTTAAGAAGGAAGACGTGGATGCCATCTATGAGCAGATGATGAATATCCGCTATCGCGATGGTGAGCAGCGCATGAGTTTGAAGGATTGGGCTGACTACTACGAGAAGACTTCGCCTAAGCATCAGGAGAATCTGGTGGGCGACTCAAAGACTGCCGAGGAAAGAAAGCTGGCAGAGAAGAAGTTTATTGATTCCGTGAACCTGCAGTTGGCCTTCAAGCATAAGTTTAACGGTATTGTTGAGCTGAGAAAGATAGCTGAGAGAGTTGGCTTGAAGGATATTAAGGACACAGACCTTCAGGAGCTTGCTGAAACAGCTATTGTTAAACGAGCAAGAGGTATCGCTTCTTCGGAATCTACCAACGATGCCGTGAAGTTTGAACGCATCAAGACACTCTATGAGAATCAGCCTAGCCTCAACCAGCGTGATTCTGAGCGAGTAATGAAGCAGCAGTACTCTACCCCTGCCCCTTATGCTTTCCTTGCAGATATGTATGTGAAGGGTAACGGCAAGGTAATTGATAGTGCTCTGGAGCCTAGTGCCGGCAACGGTATGCTTACCATCGGCTTGCCAATGGATAAGGTACATGTTAACGATATTGATGCACAGCGATTGGCGAACCTGAGAAGACAGGGCTTCAAGAACGTGACCAGTCAGGACGGAACCCAGCCTTTTGCAGACAAGGGCGTTGACGTGGTGGTGACAAATCCACCATTCGGTAGTGCTACCCCTAAGGAGTATGACGGCTATAAGATTTCTTCTTTGGAAGGACAGATGGCTATCAATGCCTTGGAGAGCATGAAGGACGATGGTCGTGCTGCCATTATCATCGGCGGCAAGACGGAATACGCCAAGAACGGAAGTCTGAATCCAAAGGATAAGGCTTTCCTTGGTTATCTCTATAGCCACTATAATGTGGAGGACGTGATTAATGTGGATGGCGGTCTGTATGCAAAGCAGGGAACCAGCTACCCTACACGTATTATATTAATAAACGGAAGACGCAATTATGATCCTGAACACAAGGTGTTCCCACCAGTTGAGAAGGATGCTAGAGCGGAAGCCGTGAAAGATTATGACGAACTTTATAAACGAATTGAAGATGACATATTACGTAGCACAGAACAACCAGTGGATATTCGCAGAAAAGAAAAGCGAGAAGGTGACAAGCCAAGTGGTAGAGAAAACGTTTCTGATTCTACTGAAGAGAATGGTGGACGAGGAAGATTGGGAACCACAACAGTTCATGACGGAACTCCTGAAAATTCTGAACCGACTGAGCTGGACCCAAGCACCCGATCTATGGGACAATCAGAAGATGCCGACGGAAGACCAGTTAAAGCTACTGGCAATGGAGATAGTAACACAGACAGAAGAGGGGGACAAACTTCTGTACCAAAGTCTGGACCAGCCGATGGTGGAAGCGGACGAGGAGGAAATGAACCATCTGGAGGAAATGAGCCTTTACGAAATGGTAATGGAGAAAATGGACGAGAGTCTGGAGTACGACATGGGTCCGGACATATTCAACAACCATTAGAGGAAACTCCTAAAGAAGAAAAGAAGCAGTCTCTTACAACAGAGAAAGTTAAGTATCAGCCACATAGCGCTGCCTACTCTATCGGTGCGGTAGTTCCTGCCCGACAGAAGGAGGCATTGGATAACGTACTTAACAAATTAGGCGATGCCGACCAGTATTTGGTAGATAACCTTGGTTACAACGACAAGGAAGACCTTTATGCGCATCTGGCCGCAGAACAGATTGATGCGGTAGCCTTGGGGTTGAAGCAGATGGAAAAGGGCAATGGTTTCATTATCGGCGACCAGACAGGTATTGGTAAGGGAAGACAGGCTGCTGCCATCATCCGATACGCCGTGAAACAAGGAAGAATCCCTATTTCATTTACTCAAAAGGCTAATCTTTTCTCAGACACCTACCGTGATTTGAATGATATTGGCAGCCCAGAGTTGCGTCCATTCATCCTTGCATCAAGCAACGAGGGAAACATCAAGGTAAACTATGACGAAGAGGTGAAAGGTCTTGATGGACAAACAACTACTGTTAGAAAGCAGAAGGTTGTATATAAGGTTCCAAGCAAGACTGAAACAGAGAGCGTACTGAAATATATTGCAGAAAACGGAAAGTTGCCAGAAGGATATGATTATATCCTCACCACCTATTCGCAAATCAGAAATGGTATGGAAGAGTTTAAGGGTGGAAAATGGAAGGCGAAAAAGAAAGTTACTGCAACGGACCGCAATGGTCAGATGAAGCGTGATGCTATCAAAAGAATCGCCGAGAACAGCGTCTTTATCCTTGACGAAAGCCATGATGCCGCAGGAGAAGGAAGCGGTAGCGCATTTATTCAGGACGTATTGCCGAAGGTTAAGGGCGTTACATTCCTTTCAGCTACCTATGCTAAAACTCCTGATGCCATGAAGCTATATGCCTTGAAGACCGACTTGGGCAGCAAGAATAAGGAGGAAGGAGAAAAGGGTGATGATTCTTGGAAGGTACTGAATGCCATCAAGAAAGGTGGAGCCGTATTCCAAGAAATCATGAGTCAAGCCTTAACAAAGAGCGGTCAGATGATTCGCCGTGAACGAGATATGACCGGCGTAACTATTGACTGGAATCCTTTGACTGAGAACGAAGTGGAGATTCAAGGCCAGAGAGACAAGTTTGATAATATCTTCGGAATCTTCAACGATATTCTGAACTTCCAGCGTACTTATGTAGATGCCAAGCTCGGACAGATGAGTGATGATCTTGCCTTTATTCAAGGTAGCGTAGACCATACTCCAGGCACAAAGGATATGGGTATTGGCAACGTTACCTTTGCAAGCAAGGCTTACAATGTGGTTCAGCAGGCTCTCTTCTCTATCAAGGCAGAGAAGGTAGCAGACTATGCTATTGAGGCTATCAAGAACGGAGAGAAACCTGTTATTGCTGTCAACAATACAATGGGCAGTATGATAGATGAGTACCCAATGGGCGTTGAAATGGATATGCCAGACCTTAATTCTACTCTTATGAAGGGCTTGGAGGGTATTCTGAGATATACGGAAAAGAACGATATGGGCGACCAAGTTAACAGTACGCTGAGAGTTGAAGAACTCGGCGAAGAAGCTGTTGCCCGATATAATGAGATCAAGCAGAAGATAGCATCTGTATCTAGTGGACTAAGCATCAGCCCTATTGATGTTATCAAGCATCGTCTTGAAGAAGCAGGCTATAAGGTTGGCGAGCTGACAGGACGAAATACAGAAATGGTATATACGGAAAACGGTAAGGTTATCAGAAAGAACAGAACCGACAAAAACAAGAATGCCTTGGCTGACCGTTTCAACAATGGTGACCTTGATGCACTTATTATCAACCGCTCGGCCGCTGCCGGCATTTCTCTCCATGCTTCCAGTAAGTATAAAGACCAGAGACAACGCACCATGATATTTGCACAGATGCAAGGTAATATTAATGATGAAGTGCAGATTCGCGGACGTATTGACCGCACCGGACAGGTAAGACGTGGTAAATACGTGTACTTGGTTTCTGCTATTCCTGCCGAGCAACGTCTGATGATGATGTTCAAGAATAAGCTGAAATCTCTTGATGCCAACACTACATCATCCCAAAAGAGCAAGTTTAATGAGGTAGATGTGCAAGACTTCACCAATAAGTATGGTGATGAGATTGTTCTGCAGTATATGGCTCAGCATCCTGAATATTACAATAAACTTGCAGACCCATTAGGTTGGGGATTCATGGAATATGCCAGAGACGGTTTGTCTATTGGTGAACTGAAATCTGACATGAAGCCTAACATTACTTCTCCTGCCTATGAGGTAATGAAGCGACTCACCTTGCTTCCAGTAAAGGAACAGGAAATAGTTCTGAAAGATATATCAGACAGCTATAGCCAGAAGATTAAGCAGCTGGATGATATGGGCATGAACGACCTTGAAATGACAGACATGCCATTAGAGGCTAAGACATTGAAACGTGAGGTTTGGAAGGAGGGTTCCGACCCTAACGGCGATAATGCCTTTGCGGACAACACCTATATTGAGACCGTTGAAATGAACGTGCTCAGAAAGCCTATGAAAGCCGAAGAGGTAGAAGATGCCCAGAAGAAAATGCTCGACGGCAAGGATTATGAAACTTGGAGAAATGATAAGGTTGCCGAAATCAGAGCTGCCCAGCAAGCCAAGATAGAGGACACTAAAGCCAAGATGGCAGAACAGACGGAAAAGAAGGTTGCCAAGGTAGAAGAAAGTACTCGTCTTGCTTTGGAAAAGGAAAATGCCAAGATTCAGAAGAAGCTTGATAAGGGCGAAGAGCTTAAACCGGGTGAGCATGTCTTGACAGAAGAAGAAATCAAGACAAGAGTAAATGCGGCTGTTGATGATGTAAAGAGAAGACTATCTGAAAAGTTATCAGATGCGATTAAGAATGTAAATGCAAAATATGATATGTTCGTCAATCCTCTCTTTATTTTCGACCCGAACAAGACGATCAGCGTGTCTAACGATTGGTATTTGGAAGAATTGTCAACATCTTTATATCCTGAATTTGGTAGGGTAATTGGTTTCAAGTATGACAAGAACTACAGTGTTGGTTCATCCTCTATCGTTATTGCTACCACCGATTCAAGAAAGCGTGTGGAGATTCCGCTGAACAGACAAAAAGTTTTTGAAAGAATACAGAAAGATTCAGAAATGTTCAGCAAGGAATGCAAGGTTGTGAACATGGATACCTGGGATAGAATGATTCCGAAGAAAGACCGTACAACAGGACGTATCATTACAGGAAACATGTTGGAGGCGTTGGCTGACAACAGTTCTATTGGTCATTTGATTTCTTACACTACAGATGATGGCAAGGTAAAGCAGGGTATCTTGGTTCCTGACAGCGTAAGTACGGCTGAGATTACGGGCAACATGCCAATCGCCAAGGCTTATGATTGGTTCACCAAGAAAACAAGTGGCACAGAGCTTGTTTCTACAGATGGCGCATTGAGATTAACAAAGAATTTCGGTTCTATGTACACACTCTTTGTTCCTGCCAGCAGAAAAGAAGGAGGCAAGTATTACCTGAACCAAGATTTGCTTGATTTGGTTCATGGCCACAACTTCCAGTCGAAGGGTAAGAACTTCTGGGCAACATTCGATGCAGAGAAGTTGAAAGATGTTCTGAATGTTCTGAATGGTATGGGCGTAGAAGTTAAGACTCCTAACGATTATAGCGAATCAGGCACCCACTTCCGTGAGGACCGAGGCTTGCAGTATTCTAAAACAGATACAAAAGATGTTAAGAATAGTAGAATCATTCCGGAAGATGTAGATAAAAATGTATCTTCGCAGATTGAAAAGAGATTCGATGATGAGGTTGAAAGACTTTATGGGGATTCTTCTGAAAAGCCTAACATAGAGAAAGAGGCAAACAAATATGCTACAAAACAGTATATTGATACTTTTAAATATGATAAAAAAGGAAATCCTATTCAAAAGTATGAAGGTCTAAAATCTGTCATTGACTCGTTGGATAGTAAACTTAAAGATATAGAACAGAGATATGGATTCAACAGGAAATCAGACATCAACGAAATCAAAAGTGCTATTGGAACCGAAACAACCGAAGGAAATGACTCCAGAGGAATGGGTGGAGTTCCACAAGGGGATAGTGTGCGAATATCCGGCAGAAAAGGGGTACTCTCAGATTACAAAGAAACGGCGCTCTCTTTGGCAGCAGCTCAAAGAGCTAAAGAATATCTTCTCGAAAGATTCAATAATATCCGATTAAAGTATGGTCTCGAAGAAGGAGATTGGGCAAGCAAGGAACAGGTTGAAAGGATTTTTAATGACTACAACAGCGATGCTGACGTTAAAAAGATTTTTGACCGCATTGAAGGTTTAGTTGATGTTCTTGGAACAAAGTTGAAAGGTGAGGCTTATAAAAAGGTCAATACTGAGGGATATTATTATCATCCAAAGAACTACATATTGATAGATACAGACTTCTTATCTTCAATTCAATTCGGCAAACAAGAACTTGCTTCTACAATCTGCCACGAAATGTTGCACGTTGTGACGTCTGACATCATCAACCTTTACCGAAAAGGATATGGTGACTTGCTTACTGAATCACAAAGAAAGGCAGCTAAAGAGGTAGTTGATTTGTATGACGAGATAAAGTCTTACTTTGATAAGCATATCGGTGGAACCGAACCTTATGCGCTAACAAATCCTGCCGAAATGATAACTGAGTTGGCTAATCCAGAATGGAGAAAGATAGCGGCTCAGATTCCTGCTCAAAAAGGATGGTTCAGAAGAGCTTTCAATGCTATAAAAAAGATGCTTGGATTCCACGTTGACACAACGACCGATCTAGACAGACTTGATAAAGCATTGGAGAACGTAATCAGAAATCTTGATTACGGTGTATTCCAAAAAGGCGCAGAGCTTAACGATGAGATTGTTAACAAAAAGGCTAGCATTCCTGTGTCTTCCCATATCACACAACTCTCAGAGAAGACTGGTGCAAAGGTGAACATGGTTTCATCGGTTGATGAAATCACCAACAAGGCGGCTAAGGCTGCTGTTGAAGAAGGCAGAAAGGTAACTGGCTGGTATGACGAGAAGACTGGCGAGGTACATCTTTATATGCCTAATATCCACGACCGATATACTGCTGAGAAGACTATCTGGCATGAGGTGGTTGGGCACAAGGGAATGAGAGAGTTGTTTGGTGATGAACGATTCGATAAGTTCCTTCGTGAAGTATGGTATGACTTGGATAAGCCTGAGAATGCGGATTTGAAGAAGCTGGTGGATGAGGAGAGAAAGTTCAATCCTCTGAATATCTATGATGCCATTGAGGAAGGTATCGCCCGACTCGCCGAGGATGGAAAGGGTGAAGCTGGCTTCTGGAATGGTATCAAGAATAAGGTATCTGATTTCCTTCACGAAATCGGTTATCGTGTTGCTCCTAATACTAAAGATGTGAAGTATCTGCTCTGGTTGAGCAAGAACTTGCAGAAGAATCCAAACGATCCTTATTGGAAACTGAGAGCCGAGGCGGTGAAATACCGTCTCGACCATGAGCGTATGCCTGCTGTCGTGGCGCATGATGGTATGTTCTACGGAAATGACGGAAAGGTTAGAAGTATGGATAATCTTACCAAGGCTGAGTGGAATGAGGCTACAGATGGTGAGATTCACTTCCGTACTACCCCATCTGCCGGCACGGCACTTGACAGATACCACCGTTCGCTTGATGAACATGGCTATATGTTCACCGAGAGCTATATGGACAATATGCTTTCGTTGAAGAAGTTGATGAATGCGATTGTGCCTGACAAGAAGATTGAGGATATTGCTTCTTCGGAGAATCCTTATATGCTGCAGAACACCATGCAGGGTGCGATGAGTGATGCGGCTCAGATGTTTGAGCGCAACGTGATGAAGCCTCTTGACAAGGCCATGGCCGATGTGCTGGATGCTTTCGACGGAAAGAAGGATGATGAGAAGATTCGCAACTTCAATCTCTACATGATTACCAAGCATGGTTTGGAGCGAAACAGAGAGTTCTTTGTGCGTGATTTCCTTAGAAATATGAGGATGGACGAGCAGAAAAAGCAGGATGCTGACTTCTTGGAAAACAGTTATTATAGCGATAAGGAGTATCTTGACAACGAGTTGAAGGCTGGCAACATCGACCTGAAGGAATACTACAGACAGTTGGATGAGAGTATCAGAAACCACTTTGATGCTGACTTCGAAGCTGGCGAGCACGACTATTCGGGTATGCACGCTATTCAGGAAGTGGCGAAATCTTCTGACCCTTACAATGATGCCGAGGCTATTCAGAGCGTGATGGATTCAGAAGCAAAGATGGAGAGCATCAAGAAGGGAGCTGTGAAGGACTATTGGGATAAGGTGAAGGCTGCAACACAGTATTCTATTGACAGCGACTACAAGAACGGTATTATCAGCAAGGAATTGCATGGCCATGTATCGAATATGTTCAACTGGTATGTGCCTTTGAGAAAGTATGATGAGGCTACGGCAGAAGATACTTATGGCTACATTACTGAGCAGGGAGACCCGAAGAGTTATATCGGAAGCACGATCATGAGAGCGAGAGGACACAAGTATCTGAGTGAAACAAACGTACTGGCGCAGATTGGTGCGATGGGTAACAGAGCCATCAAAAACGGTGGTATGAATGCTATCCGTCAGGCTTTCGCAAGATTCGCGCGAAATAATTCGGGCAACAATCTGATTACCGAAACAAGAGTTTGGTATGAGAAGGACCCTATGACTGGCATCGTATATGAGCGTTATCCTGATATTCCAGAGGATGCGACTGCTGACGAAATCAACCAGATTGTTTCAGACTTCAATACAGACATGAAGCAGAAGGCGCAGCAGGGCTTGGCATCGAAGTTTTACAGACGAGGCAATATTGGTTATAAGTTCCAGAGAGCAGAGAATAAATCGCAGCATATCGTGGACGTGAAGATTGCCGGAAGGACCCATACTTTTGTTATCAACGGAAACCCTAGAGCAGCGCAGGCGTTGAATGGATTGCTGGAGAACTCGGGTGCCAAGGGAATCATGAAACCATTGAGTTCTATCTCAAGAATGATGGCACAGTTGTGTACATCTTATAACCCGGAGTTCGTGATGCGAAACATCATGCGTGATGCGGAATTTGCATCGAGCAACGTTACTTCCAAGGAGGGTGCAAGATATGGTGCGCTATGGGCGAAGTACTATGCGCAGTTGGGCTTGTATAAGGGTGCATCGAATATCAGCTTCAAGGATTTGAGCGGAACTACTGGCTTGGGCTTATTTGCCAAGTATCGTAACGGAACACTTGATATGAGCGACAAGGTTCAGCGATATTTCAAGGAGTTTATGGAAAACGGCGGCGAAACCGGTTGGGTTCAGATCAAGAACATGCAGGATTGGACCAAGGAGTACAAGAAAGATGTGAAGAGCGAAAGAAGCAAGATAGACAAGGGCGGTGCTGCCCTTCGTGACTTCTTCTTCGGAAATCTGGCGAACATCAACGAGGTGGCTGAGAATATCGCCCGATTCGCTACCTACTGTGCGAGTCGAGACAGTAACCGTTCTATCATCCGTTCGGTCTATGATGCGAAGGAGGTATCTACCAATTTCAACCGCCATGGTAGCGGTGATGCCATCAAGAGTTTCAAGAACGGAGAAATGACTGGCAGCAAGGCGGCTGCAAGATGGGCTTACGGATTTACGGCTAGCTATCTGAGACATTGTTCTATGTTCTTCAATGCCGGTATTCAGAGTACAAATCTTCTTGTGAAGAACTTGAAGAATCATCCTGTGGGTACTTCTATCAATATGCTTGCCATTCCTTTTGCCCTCGGTGCGTTGGCTGCACTTGGTAACAATGTGCTGATTGCGAGTGAGGACGAGAAGGATAGAAAGGGAGTGAAGGACCCATACGGCGAGCTGCCTGACTACGTGAGAAGAAACAATCTCTGTATCTACAAGGGCGGCGGTCAGTTTGTTACTATTCCGCTTGCTATTGAGTTGAGAGCCTTCTATGGTCTTGGCGACTTGGCGGCTGGCTTAACCTTCTCGCCAAACGTAAGCGGACAGAAGAACCCTGCCTTGGATGCCGTGGGCTGTATGTCGCAGCTTGTGCCGGTGATGGACTATCTCGGTAACTCTTCGGCTGGCAAGGAGCCATTGAATGAGACGATCAAAGCTATCTCTCCTTCTGCCCTATCTCCTTTCGTGGAATGGGAGCTAAATACCGACTGGAAGGGTGCGCCGATTGAAAGACGTGGTGACTGGAATGAAAATTCCCCTGCTTGGCAGAGAGCCTACAGGGGTGTGCCTGACGGATATATGGCTGTGAATAAATGGGTGAATGCTCAGACTAACGATGTAGCCAAGGGTAATGAAGATATGCTGGGTAATAGTTTCCTGGATATGGTAACAAACCCTAGTATGCTGAATCACTACATCGGTGGCATAGGTGGTGGTGCGGCTACCTTTACTGAGCGTGCTATCGGTGTTATTAAGCACGGAAGCGACACGGAAAACAAGGATATTCCTTTCCTTCGCTCACTACTCTATACGCCAAATGAGCAGAGCAGCTTGCAGCGAACCAAGAGCAAGTGGTATAACTACAAGGACGAAATGGAAAAGACCATGGCCAACGTGGACCGCCTGAAATCGAAGAACGTTCCGATTGATAAGAGAATCACGAATATAGGTGAGTATTTCCACTTCCAAAACTCCAAGGAGGCTGCCAAGGTTAGAATCATCGAGTTGGCAGAGAAACAGATGAAGCGCTGGAAGAAACTCAGAGATAAGTCTTCTGATACCGAGAGCATCAACTTCGCTAATCAGAATATTGACAGAATCATGATGGATGCGGTGGATGAACTGGATAGATTGGAATAAATAAAAAAAGGAGTGGGCGCAAGGCTCACTCCTTTAATATTTTATGTACATCCTCCTCTTTTACGCATTTAGCACAAACGGTCATAGCATAACAATCCTTTAATGATACTTCCTTATATGAATCAATATCGGGACAATCTGGTCGTGAATGAGCAACCGTTATTCTTGGACCGCTTGAACCTACAAATTGAATATATACTTTATCCCCTATGCTTTTCTTATAACCACAAGATGTTAGAGCTATAGCGAAAAACAATACTACTAATTTCTTCATAATTAATTAAATGTTAAGCGTTATTTTTCTGCAAAAGTAAGGAAAATATTGATAGGTTGTATCGGGTTCGGGGTGATTTCTTTATAGTTTAGACTTTTGCTAAATAAATGAGCAATAGGTGACTCGGCATAAAATGCTGAGGAACAGTGGCTTTGAGGGCGAAAATTTTATTTTGAGCATAGTTAGGCAGAGCCTCTTCTTCTTCGTAACTTTGCACCAAGTTCAATAGTGAACGAAACGAATAATCTATTTTATTATGTCAGAATCAAAAACTTACGTATTCGGGGAGAACGGAACCAGTCAGGGCGGCGGTTTCAATAGCATTCTCGCTATGCTCCCAGCACTTATGCAGCGACAGGGTGTAGATCCAAGTCTGTTTGCTCTCTGCAACGGCAAGGGCAATGGTGGAGGATGGGGCAATGATTTGTTTGCCATCCTGCTTCTCTTCATCATCATGGGTAGAGGCAACTTCTTCGGTGGTGCCAACGGTGGTGGTTTCATGCCTAACGGACAGGGCGGCGTTGCTCCTATGATTAACAACGATGCTAATACGGCTGTTATCATGCAGGCAGTTCAGCGCAATGGCTACGATGTTCAGTCGCTTGCTACTGCTCTCAACACTACTACCGGTAACGTTATCGCTGCCATCAACGGTGTAAGCAAGGAGATTTGCGGTGTCGGCAACCAGATGGGTATGACTGCTAATCAGGTATTGACCGCCATCATGCAGGGTAACAACGCAATCGCTACCCAGTTGGCAGAATGCTGCTGCAAGACCAACAACAACATTACCGCCATGGACGGCAATATCAAGTTGGCGATGTGCCAGCAGACTGGTACCTTACAGAATGCCATCAACAATGTAGCTAATGGTCAGGAGCGTGGCTTCTCTAACGTAGCTTACGAAACCCAGCGCCAGACTTGCGATTTGCATAACGCTATCAAGGAAAGTACTCAGACCATCGTTGACGGTCAGAAGCAGGCTGAGATGCGCGAAATGCAAAACAAGATTGATTCTCTGCGTGAGGAGAACAGTACCTTTAAGTCTTCTGCCATGACTTCTCAGATTGTTGGTCAGGCGGTAGCACCAATTAATGCGGTATTGGCAGGTCTGCAGAACGAGGTAGCTGGCATCAAGTGCAAGCTGCCGGAAACAGTAACCACCCCTTACAGCCCATTTACTGCGGTTCCTAACTGCGTGGCTTATCAGGCAGGTTTGTATGGTTTGAATGCTGCTAACAATGCAGGATTCTGGGGTTAAAGAAAGGAGGCTGCTATGTTATGGTTAAGACCTTATACATGGGTGAATCGTAACGGTTCGGCGGCTATCGCTTCTACTGGCGTGAAGGTGAATACTGCCGATGTGGTGTTCACCTTTAAAAACCACGCCTTCGTGAATGCCAGCTACAGAGGAACGATTTTCGTAAATCTGCGTCAGGCTATTCCGACTGAAACGACTGGTACGCTGCCTATCCTTTTCGAGACCAACGGCGCAACCCAAGCTGTAACCAAATTCAATGGTGATGCTTTGACGGTTGCAGACGTGCCGGGAACTGGAGTTGTTCAACTCTGGTTTGAGAGAGATACTAACACCCTTCAGCTAATGACGGGTATTGTTTAACAAACAGAATAGATAATAGGAGATTACATTATGTTTCAAGGTTTAAGAACAAATTCTTTATTCTATGTCCTAGATAAGGGCGAAAACCCGAACTTGCAGATTGGTCAGGTTGTTTCGGTCAGCAACCCTCAGACAAAATACCCTACCTTCAATAATGGCTTCACGCCTCAGCCTATGGAAACTGTGGTTGATGTGAAGGTGAAGCTGAACGATGAAGAGGTGGATTTCAAACAGCTACCTGCTAACGGACAGATAGCAAACGACAAGAACCTTGTGGTGAGCGACAACAAGGAAGCCATGAGTGCAGAGGTCGACACGATGCTGAGACAATCCAAGGCGATACTGGAGAGCGTAGATTACCACAAGAAAGTCGTTGATTCTTGTGAGGGAATGCTATTGCAACTCAACCCCCAGATAGCCAAGGAGAGGGAACAGACTGAGAAGATCAGCAAGCTGGAAGGCAAGGTTTCCGGCATGGAGGGCAAGCTCGACAAGATGATGGGATTGCTCCAACAGGCGATAACCAAGTAATCTCCTATCTATTCACTTTAAAAATCTTAAAATTATGATAATGGTTGAGATTACAGAAGACAAGTTTGATGGCTTGTATGAGAACGTGGAGAAGGGCTTGCGCTACTTGGATAAGGCGATGAACTGCCTAGGCGAAATGAAGCGTGAAGGCAGACGTGACCGATACGGCGAGCGCAACCGAATGCCCGATTACAGAGGTCGTGGAGGCAGAAGTGGTATGCGAGAGCATGAAGAGTACGACGACATGCGCCAACGTGAAGACCGTGGACGTGATTACAGAAGTGATTACGGAGAAGATTACTAATTAAGTGAAGAGTGAAGAACGAAGAGTGAAAAATTCATTTGCTTTTCCTCTTCACTCTTTTCATTTCAAACGATTGAGATTATGGAAAGAAAATACAGACAATCTTTGAATGCCTACGATTACCAGCCAGAGGAAATGAAAGCTTACCTTCGCTACAATGGCTGGCACTTCAACAAGAAGATGTGTGAGTGGGCAGTAAAGCAGATGCGGAAGAACGGTAAGCCAATCCGCATAATGAGCAAGGATGATATTGAGGACATCTTGAAGAAGAACAATATCGTGCTGGAGAATAATGTGGGCTACGATGCGGTTTACATCGCACACATGTGTCTGGCTGATTTCTACGGCTCGTCTATAACAGAAGAAAAGCAGATGGCCCAGTTCATCAAAGACTACGTAGATGATGAGGATCAGCAGGACGGTTTCATCTTCAACCGCTTCTATGCAGACACATCTTTCAATGGTGTTGGCATTCCTTGGGAAGAGATTCTTTAGTGATTAATTATTAAGTTGAATGACTGAGCAGGAGATATATTTGGAAAGGTATGATTGGACGGTACATGTGATGTATGATGTTCATTCTAAGGATGCCATGAAGGTAAGAAGGTATCTTCGGGATTTGGGATGCAGCGGCATTCCTCTCGAAGATGCCTGTAATCTCGTGCTCAAAGGTGAAGCCAATAAAGGGATAACCTATTCTAATGTTGATATAAGAAAAACGGTAGTTGTGATTGGGTGGACTAGTTCGAGGACAGAGTATATGAATAGCCTCAGCCACGAAATGCTGCATGTGGTTCAGCATATTTCTGAACAGTTTTTGATAAATATGTATGGGGAGGAGGCTTGCTATTTGCTTGGTGGATTGGTGCAGGCTTGCTGCAAAAGAAAAGGGTGAATCTTTTGACTCACCCTTTTTCTTTATCTGTACAGTTTACTCACCAAACTTTGGATCCTCATACACCAAGTTATGCTCATCTACATAAGCCTTTGCTTCTGAGTATGTATCAAACTCTACTGCGGTGGCACCTACTGCTGGGAATACCTCAGCATTGTCACCTTCCTCTGTGAGAGGGAACATCATCTTTGTCCCCTCATGTACTACCTTATACTTCTTTGTTAACTTATTCATATCTTGTTTCCTTTCTTTATTAATATTAAACAATATCTAATGCAGGAGTTATTGAGACTGTGTAACCCTTGCTCTGCAATGTCTGTACAGCAGCATCTGATGCAGATGTTCGAGTACCTTTAGCTGTAATCACCTTCATCCACGATGGTGTAGAAGACGTGATACCAGTTTCACATTCAGCCTGGTCTTGCAACATCTTGTCTATGTTGTCTAACGTAGGACTGTTATTAATACCAATTATCTTGGCAGGGCTGTTACGAGTAGTCCATCTGATTTTCGCCATTGTATCTAAATCAATAAACGAAAAGTCTTCCCCAAATGTAGCAATATCTCCAAAGTCAACAGCTGTTCTTCCTTCATATATAAAACTACCTAAAGCAGAAAATTCTTTTAATTTATCTGAATTGAAAGTAATTTTAGGACTGCCAATTCTTAAACTTACTATAGACGATTTACTTCTAACACTACTTATATCTCCATAAGTATCACCACCAAGAGATAATAATACAAGAGCAGTTAAGGCAGACAAACAAGAAATATCTCCAGCGACTTTTCCTCCTAAAGACAATCTTGTCAGTTTTGCTGAAGAAGCAATATTAGATAAATCAAAATAATTAGATGGCGTAATCGTGATTTCATTTGCATTTTTCAAAAAGCAAAGTCCATTATATGAAGCTGCTAATGCTTTTTGGATAAAACCATAAATAGAATATTTATCAAAGAAGTGAAATCTGTATGAGCCAGCATCAATAGATTTTATATCTGTCCAGTCATTGTTTAAACTTCTTTTTTCATTCGCATTTACAGTTTCTGTACCTAGCATAAAACTTCTATCACATGAAATAGAACCTTTATAAGCGTTGAATAAAATACTATTAGCGTTAACGCCTTCTACTTCTACTACCATTTCTCCGACATGTAGCAATGATTCATTTGCGACAATGCCGTTAAGTCTTGTTACTAAACATTTTCCCATAATATAATATATTAAATTTTAAAATACTCTTTATCTAACCAATTCAATCTCTTTTTTAATACAGAGATATAGGTATTCATTGAATTGACATTACCTTGTCCCCATTTTTCTTTTTCCAATGCAATATCAACAAGTGGAATATCTTTTGCAATATCTTCATACATAGCCTGAATAGTTTCTATTGACAAAATATTTTCACGTAGATAAGCATATCTGTTTCTAATTTCATCTTCATATAAAGACTTGAAGTTCTCCCACAAACTCATATCAACAGCATAAGAACTAGTCATTATATCTAAATTATAGTTATTATCATAGAAGAACCATGACAAATCTAAATCGTAGAAAAACGGATATAGCTTTTTCTTATCCTCTTTTGCATAAAGAATCATGTTACGACAAGTGTTGTCCCTCATCAAAAATACCTGCAACCCTATAAAATAATCAATCCAATCTATTACAGACATTCTTTGTGGTACACTTTCCTTAGTGAAGTTTCCTGAATTGATGAATGAGAAGAAGTCTGTTAAAGCCTGCTTGTTTGATTCTGTCAATTCATCATTCATCTCATCTTCCCAATCTTCTGGCTTTGCGGCAGTCCAGTTATTAGGGTCATTTGTGTTTCCACGTGTTCCACTAACAATCATACCACTAGTATCTCCATCTAGAAGATAGTTCTTTTCATCCTTTTTCAATCCGAAAATATCAATACCATAAAAATTACCTCCAACATTGACTCTTATAGGAAATCCCTTTATCATACCCGTAGCACCACTGAAAGGACTTTCTTCTGTATCCCATGGATAACTATGAAGTTTGCCTCTGTCTTCCCAAATAGACATAAAAATTCTATTCATCAAGAGTTCTTTTATTCGCGTATTATCTGTATAATTTGCTTTAAGATTAAAACCACTAACACGCACCATTTCTCCAATTTTAATCTTATCTTTCTTGGAGTAACTAGAATCTTTATAGAAAGTAAATCTAAAGTTACGCTTTCTGTTATAGAGCGTTGAGGCACCTTGATACTTTACACCTATATTATAAGTTCCATTCAGATAGTGACCGAAGCCAATTTCAACCACACACTGATGTTCTGTTTTCTTATCTACTGACCATGCACCTATTGTTGGAGAATCTGTTATCTTTGTAACCTTTATACTTGTTTCATTAACACTATAGGTTCCATCAATTTCATTCTTAGTCAAAGAACTTGTCACATAAGGAACTTCATTTACATAGGTAACTTTTGATGGTACATAAAAGTCTAACCCGACACTATTATCCAGCTTAGAGTAAACTCCGTTTCCCTCATCTTTCAATGTTGATTTAACAAAGAACTGTAAAACAGTCAGACCCTTTTTAGCATTCTCTTGTGTATCTTCATTAATAACTATAGGATAAATACCAGTTTTGTCTGAATACCCATCATTAGCAGTTAGAAAAAAAGTTTCCTGCTTAATGTTTACTGCACCATAACTTGGTAAATGCCATTTTCTAATATTTACCTCTTTTAGTTGTGAATTGATGAAATCAAGCACATATTTTTGTGCATTATTCCCCAAATTTAAATTTTCAACTTTTAAGTCGTCAATTTTCATTTTATGTTCATAGCGTTCTCCTTCATCATTGCGGTAGCCAAGAATCTTATCTTCTGTATCTGTAGTAATCTCAGTTCTTCCCTCAGGGTCTTCAATATGCTCAAACTCTTCTGGGATAGTTTCAGACTTCACCTTATAGAGATAATGGCTACCATCGGGAGCAACATATCCAATCACCTTACCATCGGCATCTGTCTCAACAGAAAGATATTCGTCATTCTCTATTGTAGAAAGATGAGTAGTACGCTCTTTGATGTCTGCTATATCAATAATAGCATTGGCAATAAAGGTACTAATATCAATACCACCAACAAGCATGTGACCATCATCAGCACGGAAACCACCAAGGAACTTGTCTTCTGCATCAATGATAGCATAGAGCCATTCCTCGTTGGTTATTACAGAGTACATTTCATGGTTAGGGAAGTATGGCTTTCCATCATATTTGATTTCTGCAAGGATTCTGTTTTCTGCATCTACTACTGCAATGATATACTCATCATTAGAAATATAGAAGAAGCTGTCTGCAACATCAAGGTTTATCAATCCCTTACCATCTTCCTTTGGCTGAAAATTTTTAAGAGCTTCCTTAATAGCCTTAATATCATCAAGCCACTGAGGCTTTGCAGCCCAACATGTACCATCTTGCTGAATACCAAGTAAAGGATGGTTTGCAGCATCAAGAATAACCCAAAGGAACTCCTCATTCTGAGATATGTGATACATTTCATTGAGAGGATAATATGGCTTGCCAGTTGCTCTGTAGAAACCAAAGAGTACTCTATCCTCTGAATCAACTACAGCCTTAATAAACTCTTCATTCTCAATTACCCTAAAGCGCTCTTTTACTTCATCCTCAATAAGGGACTTGCCTTCCTCTTTGTCTACCTTCTTTTTATCAATGGCCGCAACCTTCTCGTCAATGGTTGCCTTGTATGCTTCCATAGCTTCAGTTAGGGTTTGCTGGAAGGTCTCGTTGTTGGCGATGATTTCATTGAGAGCTTTCTGAATAGGCTTAGGAATGCCGACAGACCAGTCGATACTGCCATCTACACGGATGCCCCAAAGGAACTTGCCTTCTGCGTCAGTATAGGCACGCAACCATTCCTCGTTGGTCTCGTAATGACCGAGATTGCGAACAAGTTCATCAATGGCATTCTGAATGTTCTGTGCATCCAAACCAGACTGAGTGTTGTCGTAGGTTACTGCAGATCCTACAGATGCTCCACCACTGATGGCTATGCCATCCACGGTGTCCTTGATTTGCTTTGTTTTGGTCTGGAGGTCGGAAATATCATCATCATTGGATGAGATTTGCCGCTGATGATCAGCAAGGGTGGTATCAACATTCTGAATAGTCTCTATCAGATTTTCAGGAAGACCTGCTGCCGCCTTGAAGATTTGAAGCAGTTCCTTGTCGAACTTATCCTGTGTAACGGATTCTGGTGCTAACTTTGAATTAGTAACAGAACCTTCGGCAAGTTTCTCTTTTGTGATAGACTTGTCGTTGATGTCGGCTGTTTTTATCAGCGCCACCTTCGTTCCAAGTTTTTCATCTTGTCTAAATGTAGGCATATTTTATTTCTTTTGGTTCTGTAGAAGTGAATATTTGAATTTGGACGGTATCTGGAATAACCGAGATACGGAACTCGAAGGACTGGGTATCCTTGTGGCGACGTATTGGGACGCGAGGGAAATTTCCCTTATCATCTGACTGACGGATAACCACCTTTCCTTTTTCCCTTAGCGTGATTCTTAGGAAAATATCACGGCGAAGAGTAAGGATTGGAGTTACCCACGCAAGTTCATTGGCATCGTATGTGGCTGTTACATTCTCCATATCGTCTTTATTTTGAGGTTTGATTTACGCCTAGCTGTTGCAGGGCGATGGTGTACATCTGGCTAGCTTTGGTATCATCGTAGGCCGAGAGGAGCAGAAAGGCGATATAATAGATGAAGGCATTCTTTAGTTTGTCTGGAATGGAAACATCTGTTGTGGAAGCGTCTGTGCTCACAGACTTAGGCACGCCCACATAGGTAATGACCGCCGTTGAAGTCTTGGGCTGCATGAGGATCTTGATTGGATTCTCTCGCATGATGGCAGCCTGCGGGCGATCAATGGTACCCTTTGCGGTATCGTCGTACATCATAAGAGCTTCATCATCGGTGTCCTCTACTGGTGTGACTGCCTTATACCAAGAAGCGCCACGAATGCGGTTGATGGTAATAATCTCCATATTGGAAGGCATGGTGATAACACCGATGTTGTGATTAGAATCAAAATCTGACACCTGAATTGTGTCGGAAGTCGAGCCTATGCTCTTGGAATCGGACAGGACAGGCGAAGATGCAGCAGTAATGGCAATCCAATGCAGCGCATCGTTTATCTTCGACTTGATGATGTTGTCCATATACAAATCATCCTTCTCATCGGCAATTTCCGATGTGTTGTTGGATTCCTCGTCTATGCACCAACGAACTGCCTTTATGATTTCCTCTATACTCATTTACACCTTATTATATATTACTGCTTGCCGTAATCTGGGAAAATAAGACCAGCCTTGTCTGCATGCTTCATGGCAGTTTCAAGAGTCCTGCAATCCTTATCAAAACGGTTGTTTATGTAATTAATAACTTCTTCCGCTGTACGGATGCCTGCTACCTCCTCTTTCTGTGACTTTTTTGTAGTCTTCTTTGCCGGCTCATCTACGGTTGACTTTAATGCGGCATTCTTTTCCTCTTCAAGTTTAGCCTTTTCGCCAGGGTACTCTTCTTCCTCATGGTCGAGAATAATAGTATTGTTGGCAAAAAGCAAGCTAGACTCAAGAAGTTCCTGACAGTATCGGTTTCGCAACGTAAGTGAAGGATATTTGTTTATAATTACATTACCATTTGCGAAAGGATAGCGAACCTGATTACCCTGCTTACCTGAAAGCAGATAGCTAATGCTATTTTGATTTACTCGTGCTTTATATGTCTTAATCATATTTATTCTTTATAAATGGTGGGCAGAGCAAGATGCACCTGCCCACCGATGGTTTATAGTGATAATTTACTGCGCTGTATCTTGACCAGCATAGATAGCCCAAGCGGTGCCAGTGTAGTATAAAACTGTACCTGCCTCATACTTGACATCATCAGTAGGAGAATTAGTACCCTTTAAGGTGTAGTTTTGCGTGAGCGCAACCTTCATACCCTTTGATGGATTCTTAGGAAGTTCCTTAGCAGAAATGATGGCATTAAGTGACTCTGTGGCGATCTTAGCAATCTTATCAGCAGGACCAACCAAGATTGAGTTGTAACCACGAAGTGCCACACTATCTGCCTCCTGATGAATCCAACGCTTAGCGTCACGAACCTCGCCACCTCCCTTAGACATATCATTGGTCTGCTCCTTCTTGCCAATCTTGACGTATCGGCGAGAAGCCTTAGGGTCAAAGATAACCATGAAGTCTGACATACCCAAGAGATCGAGAGTCTGAGTCCAAACAAAATCAATAGAGCCGAAGGTGTCTTTGAATCGCTTGAAGGTAAGGTCGAACTCGTTGTGATTAATGAAGTCGTTCTGATGGCTTCCCTCCAACTTGATATTCTCCAAACGTTCGATAGCATTCTTACCACAGAAGGCAAAACAACGATCATTCTCGGAGAATTCCGTGAACTGGAGTTTGGAAATAGCAATCAAATCGCCAAGCGTATAAGTATCACCGATGGAGTATGTGTTGGTGAGCTGATTGATGATACCCTCAGAGGTATAGACATCTTCAATCTGTCCGTCGCCGGTCTCTGCCTTGAAGCGAGACTTGCATCCAAGCAAATAAGTACGCTCTGCACGTAGGTTATACTTGATGATAGCATCGGTCTTTAAGTCGGCAACTGTAATAGGCTGCTCCTTCTTTACCTTCTCGTAGTCATCTGTAAATACGATGTTCAAGAGTTTCTTCTGAACATACACTTCTTTCTCGCGTGGCTGGAAGTTTTCTGGTGTAATGGTGAGCTGAGACTCAGAAGCTGCAGATGCACCAGCAAGGAACGTTGTTCCAACAGGGATTTCCGGGCAAGTCATGTTGTCAAGATTGTCTCTTGAGTCTCCACTAACCTTCGGCTTTCCGTTGACAGCCTGCATAACCGCTTTTTTACCGTTAGCCTCAATTACATAAAGCATCAGTGTACCCTCTGTCTTGGTCTGTGAGCCAGCAGCATAACCGGGAACACCAGAAGCAAAAACAGTAGTGCCTTTATAGAATGGGCGAATAGAACCAGAGAAGTTCGTTGAATTAATCTCGATGGTGTCAGCAGTTTCAATTCTCTGAATAGTCTGTCCATCAAGAGTTTCGCCACCAACACGCTGATGCGAGATTGACCAGTTCTTAATATTTACTGTTTTTGCCATACGGCGAACAATAGAAAGAAGCGGTGTCTTGAAAGGATAGAACTTAACTATCTCACTATCCCACTCCTTATCAAGCAGACCACCCTCACGAAGCTGTGTACTAGAAGCCTGGGAGCCTGTAAGGTCTTGACCATCTTTTTTTCCACCAGGGCTAAGTCTGTCGTTAACATTAGGGTCTACTGGCTCTTTTTGGGCAACAGTCTCTTTGTCTGCAGGATTTACTCCCTCGTTGCCAATCTGCGGCTCTACAAGGTCTGCCGTTGCCATTACGCCACCACCGGTAACTACGGCAAGAAGCATCAGAATCATCTTAAAGACGAACTGACCACTCATAAAATTCTTAAAACAATTTTTCTTCATTTTATACATATATTAATGGATTAATTACTTCTAATATCATCAAAGAAACTTTCACGTTTCTGTTTCTTTGCCGGTTTATTTCCTGCGCCAGAACTAGAAAGAGAAGGAGGAATACCTTCTGTGCTGGAAGAGCGAACCTTATTCTGAATCTTTTCGTTTCGGGCTTGCATAGCCGCCTCGTCACGGGCAGAGGAAATATCAGAATCGTAGTTGTTGGCATTGTGGAGCATCTTCCAAATATCATCTGAAATATCGCCACTCTCTACCTTGTCGTGAATCTCGTAAATCTGGGACCACATATCCTGTGCATCATCGGGATAGAGCTTCATCAGGCGTTCAAGCGACTTGCGCATGTTGGCAGTAACCTTCTCGGTAGCCTCATTCTGTTCAGCCACGTCCTCGTTGTGCTTGGCGAGAATCTCAGCGAGTTTCTTGCCGCCTTCAGGATCATCAAGCAAGGTTTTAACGTCAATACCCATGCGAGCCATCGCATCAAACGGATTATCGTCCGGATTCTTCTCCATATCCATCGCCAGAGCAGCGAGCCACTTGTGCTTATCGAAAACCTTAGACAACGCCTTACCGCTCTCTTCGTACCGTCCGAGCAAATCAGCATCATCATTCATTGCCGCATAACGAGCTTCCTTGTCTTCGAAGTCGATGTCAGAATGGCGATTAGAGAAGCGCTTGGAGAAAGCTGTACGATTAGGGCGCTCATCTACAGACGTTTCATCTGTAGCAGCCTCAGCAGGTGGAGCCTGTTGTGCGCCACCTTCCTCATTCATCTGTGCTAATTCTTCTTTTGTCATATCTCTATAATACTGTTTGAAACTTTTCGGCAAAAATGCAAATAATTTGAAGAAGTTTTGCCGTGCTCCAACCTTGCGCTTGGCGGTTGGTTGGAACACGGCAAAGAAAGCCATGTTTTTGCCTATTTTTGCGCCTATAATTAATAATGTATAAGAAAATGGTAAAGGCAAGAATACTGACACTTAGCAAAGTGATGCCTCAACATAACAAGTATGACTCGGTTAAGGCTCGCAAGCGAAGACAAGAACACGGCAAGGACGAGGAGTTACTCAGCCGATGCAGAAATGCTTGGAATAACCTGAGCGGTGTGCGAGAAACGAGGGCGAGAACGATGCGCTACTGTATGGGCGACCAATGGAGCGACACCATCAGAGTATACCATCATGGCTACTGGGAGGAAATGACGGAGCGTACCTATATGGAGAAGCGCAACCAGACACCTATGAACAACAACATCATGGTGAGCATTCTGGAATCTATTGCCGGTCTTTATGCCAAGCAGGGTACGGAACCGGTCTGCTTTGCAAGAGACAGCGACTCCCGGCAACTGAGCGACATGATGAGTGCTACGATGCAATGCAACTGGCAAACAACGTACATGCAAGATGTGCTGAACCACGCTATCAAGGACTATCTGATGGGCGGTCAGATGTTTGTCAGAGAGAGTTGGGAGGCGAAGGAACTGGAAATGCCCGATTCATGGACAGACGCGATGGAACCCGACCACATGTTTTTTGAATGCGGCAGCGACCCACGACACAATGACGTGAGTCTTATCGGTGTTCTGCATGACGTGAGCCGAGAAGACTTGTATCAGAAGTTTGCCAAACAGGAATATGGGCTTACAGAAGAAGATCTGAACGCCATCTTTGATATTTATCCTTCGGACGACAACAGCTACGGCTATGAGTTTAACGAAGAGAAAGCGTTGGAGAATCTCTGTTTCGACCACAGCAACAAGGGAAGACATTACTCCAGAGTGATTGAGGTATGGACCACGGAAACCAAGCCAAGACTGCAATGCTTTGACCCGATTGCTACCACAGGAACCGGTGCTTACTTCCGTATAGACTTGGATGATACTGCGATGATACAGAAGCTACGCAACGACAACATGAAGCGCAAGCAGCAGTATGACGAAATGGGTATAGCGGAAGAAGACAGAGCGTACATCACTAGCGAAGAGATTGCAGATAAGTACTGGTATTATACCTATATGGCGCCAGACGGAACTATCCTCTGCCAGGGCGAAACACCATACGATTATAAGAGCCATCCTTTCACGATGAAACTCTATCCGTATATCAACGGAGAGATTCATCCATTCCTTGCCAACATCATAGACCAGCAGCGATACATCAACCGACTGATTGTAATGAACGACATGGCCATCAGAAGCAGTTTCAAGGGATTCAAGATGATTCCTACGAATGTGCTTAACGGCAGAACGCCAGAGCAGTTTATGGAAGAGGCGGTAGAGTATGACGGATGGATATTCTACAAGCCATCGGTAAAGACGCCGAATGCGAAGCCAGAAATTATTACATCGAATGCCGTGAACATCGGTACGAATGAACTCTTGCAGATAGAACTGAACCTGATTAGAGAGGTTACGAACGTGAGCGGTGCTTTGCAGGGTAAGACCCCATCGGCAGGAACTTCGGCAGCCAGATATGCACAGGAAAGCCAGAATGCAACCACGTCTCTGTATACCATCCTTGCCGACATGGACGTGTTCACGGAGAAGCTGGCAACCAAGAAGTGCATGACTATACAGCAGTACTACGAAGACGGAAGAAGGGTTTACGACCGGAACTTCAATACGGTTTACAAGTACGACCGTCTTTCTGCAAGAGATATTCACTTCAAGATCAGTATCAAGAATGCAGCAGCTACGGCAGCCTTCAACACGATGCAGAACGATACGCTTGACAAGCTTCTTGAAATAGGCGGTATCAACATTATCCAGTATCTTCAGAACCTCAACGCACCATTTGCAGACAAGTTGCTTGCCAGCGTACAGGAGCAGCAGGCTCAGCTTGAACAGATGTATCAGCAGCAACAGGCAATGGCTATGCAGCAAGGCGGTGGTCAGGTAGAGAACGGAATTGTGCAGGGTGCAGACCAGAATGCAGTAGCACAAGCACAGAGTGCATTAGGATATAACAGAGCAGCATAAGGTATGGAAGTACAGATAACGATAGAAATGGAGAAGGTGATGAGTGAGGTGAGCAAACACTTCGCTCTCATCGGAAAACGCCTGAAAGATAAGAACGGCGATACGATGTTTGTCAAGACCACCCTATCTTCGGAAGAGAAAGGTATCATGAAGCAGTATATCAACGCTGCGGCAGAAACATTTGTAGCAGAGCTGGCACCACAAGTAACCTATTACAAGAACGGAGACGCAATGGTGATTAAGTTCAAAAACAGCAGATGGGCAGACGGAGAAGACGGTATTACCGTTCCATTTGAAGGCAACTTCATGGGGTATGTGATAGCCTATGTATCGAATGCGGTATTGGGAATGACCGAGGAAGAGCTGGCACAGAAGTATGCTGCGGACATGGCGAACCATATAGCAGCGGCCATCAAGCTGATTTATCACAAGACTCCACCGGCAAGCAGCAACAAGAGTCTGACAGACATGACAGGCGAAATAATCATTGACTAAAAAGGATAAGCTATGATCATAAAATTTCAAATTATCAAATCGGTAGTGATGGAGGCAGTAAAGTCGACAACCTACCTGAAAGCAAAGATAGATACTGCAACAGACGAAAAAGCAGCGAAAGTAAGCTTTAACGAGGCTGCCGGTGATGATGAGGTACACGAAAGAACGCTGACCCACGACTTTGATACAGCCCTGGAAGTATTGAAGACCATCTTCGTAGACTATCTTGTGCCAACGCCTCAGACTATTGGCGACAACGCCATCTACTATGGAAGCAGAACGGATGATATTGTGGAGTTCACCCTATCAGTATCAAGACGTTATAACGGAACGCTGACCGACGCACTGGCAAGGCTGTCAGCAAGATACGTGGAGGACTACATGATATACCAGTGGTGGCTGAAAACAACAAACCTGAAACAAGCGGAGCCATACCAAGCTACACTTGCATCAGATGAGATTGCCATTAGGAAGTGCTTCGTGATGAGTGGTCCGATGGTCCCTACCGTTCCTTATCCAACCGAACTGACCGCAAAGGTGAATGGTGAGGGCGTTGAAGGCGAGATAACTCTAGAGAAGGGAGAGGAAGCTACCCTATCCTACTCGCTCAATGATGGAGCAATTGATGATATTGAGGCAAGAAGCGAAGACCCAAGTATCATAGAGATACACCGATGCAGGGATAGGCGAGCATTTACCCTAGTGCCGGTAAATACCGGTTTCTGCAAGGTGAAGCTATGGTCAAGACATAGCGACAAACTGGAGTTCACTTGCGATGCCATCGTAACTGAGGAGGAAGGAGTTTTGTAATATTAAATAATAAGATATGAGCTACCCAGAGTTTAATAAATTACACCCGACACATTTTATCCGAGAGAGAGGATGGAAGCCCGAACCAAATCCTTTCTTGCCGAAGCCACGAAGAGCAGGACACGGCTATTGGGATAAACACATCTTTATCTATGCTACCCAACTCTGGTATGACATAGATTCAAATACCAACATGGTAGGACGCGCAAGACGAAACATGAAGGATGCGCAAGGTGAAGATATTCCGACAAGCGAGAACGATCAGGAACGCCCGCTCTTCTACCGATGGTTTGACAAGTATATTAATAAGGTGGAAGCGAATCTGTCTGCCTATGTAATGAAACCGGAAGGAAGGGTAAGAGATAATGCCCTGAGAGAATGGGATGAGAAGGAGATATGGCTGAAATTTCCCGACTACTGGGATGATACCAAATATGATGCACTCGTCAAGCTGATACACGACTATATCGTGACCGGTGCGCTATACGAATATTTTATGCGCACATTGACGAGCAAGGACCCTCTGACGATAGACCAGATGAACCAACTGGACGAACTGGAGATAGACATCATAGACTGCGCCAACTCTACCAAGCCGGGCAGCATGATTCATACTCTGAAACCATTCGGATAATAAAAAAGCGAGCGTATGGAAGATTTTGAAATGGATGGATTTAAGTCTGTAAGGGAGATACAGAAAGAGAAGAAGGAAAAGGTAAAGAAGCTTCTCCCTGCAAGAAAGAGTGCCCAAAAGGAATATATACGCGACTGGCTGGCAAGGAACCAAGAGCAGTTTGAGGATTGTATGAACACACTGGCAGATTATGATCCTAAGACATACGTCACCATCTACAAAGACCTTACCAAGCACATGATACCAAAGCAGACAGAAGTAAGCGTTACCCACGGAATAGATGCAGACTTCAAGCAGCTTATGGCACTCGGTATGACAACCGTAGAGGACGAAGAGGAGGCAGACGTACTGGATATAAGCAAAGCACCCGAGATACAGGATGCAGATTTCGAAGAACTAAACGATTTAACGGATGGCTCTAGTAACTGAACAGGAAATAGATAATCTCGTAGCGGAAAATCAGGAGCGATACGATGAGATTTATGGCACCTACGACCCTATGACGGGCGAAGGTTGCTATAACTTTGAACATCGTGTGAAGATAGAGCTATCCGATTTCTTCATTCCTAAGATGTGGGTTCCGAAGAAGACCGCCAAATCTGTTCTGTTCAGAGGTCTGAGAAAGATGGGCAGTCTGAAAGACTACATCAACTACGTGCTGCACCAGAAGGATGATGCCCAGCATTTCCAAATGCTTACCTTTGCCATCTGCAGAGTGAGGTTCATGGAAGACCCCGAGTTTGCCCTATACGTGACCGATAAAATTGAGGATAAGAAGACCGGTAAGATGATTCCTTTCAAGCTGAACTATCCTCAAAGAAAGCTACTGAAGATTATGGAAGACCTGCGGAATGCCCACAAACCGGTGTTCGTGGTTATTCTGAAGGCACGTCAGTGGGGCGGCTCTACCCTATCACAGCTTTACATCAAATGGATTCAGGACTACAGGCGCGATGGTTGGAATGCTATTGTGCTTGCCCAACAGAAGAATACCGCCAAGAAGATTAAGGCGATGTACCGAAAAGCTTTGGAGCGGCAACCGGGGTGGACCGTGGGGCATCCGGGCGCAAAACTTCAGTTCTCGCCATACGAAAATTCTCCTGACGATTTCCAAGTAACGGATGGCGTGAAAGCAATCAGACGAAGTACGCTGACTGTAGCATCCTTCGAGAACTTCGATTCTGTGCGTGGTAGCAACTTCCACTGCGCCCACTATTCGGAGGTAGCCTATTGGAAGAAGACGCCAGAGCATGATCCTGAGGGTGTGATTTCTTCTATATCCGGTGGTATTGACCCATTGGAAGACAACGTGGAGATATTCGAGAGTACCGGTAGAGGTAATTCCGGTTTCTTCTACGACAAGTGCCAGTTGGCAATGGACCCAAAGAATAATGATGCTTATTCGTTCCTCTTTATTCCTTGTTTCTTCATCGAAAAGGATATGACTCCTGTAGAGAACAGAAGAGCATTTGCCAAGTGGCTTTTGCAGAACAGAGACCGAAGTACCTGTCCGAAGGGCTATCGTGAGACTGGCAAGTTCTTCTGGCGAATGTGGCAGAAGGGTGCTTGCTTTGAGGCAATAGAATGGTACAGAAACTACAGAAACAAGTTTACCACCCATGCGGCATGTGCTACCGAGGCTCCTATTGATGAGGAAGATGCGTTCAGAAACTCTGGTAGACTGGTATTCAATCCTTATTCTATAGACGACATGCAGGCTTTGTATAAGCAAGATCCTAAGTTTACTGCCGACATCGTGGTGAACATCAGCGTGAAGGATGATAACACCATTCCGAACTCGAAGGTGAAGCTGAGAGACGATGGCGAGGGAGACTTGAAGATTTGGGCTGTGCCAAACTGTCTGCAAGTGGAGAACAGATATTTGGTAAGCGTGGATATTGGCGGTAAGAGTACGACATCGGACTATACCGTTATGACCGTGATAGACCGATTCGGTATGATTCCTACCGTGAAGGGCAAGCCAAAGGTGGTAGCGAGATACAGAGGGCATGTAAGACATGATAAGCTGGCATGGATGGCTGCTGCCCTAGCCCATTATTATGATGATGCGCTGCTGGTAATAGAAAGTAATACGGCCGACCGAGAGAAGAACAATAACACGGAGGGTGATCACTTCCTGACTATTCTGCAGGAGATAGCCGACTACTACGATAATCTGTATCAGAGAACGAGCAGTTCGGAGAATGTGGAAGATAACGTGCTGGCGAAATATGGTTTCCAAACCAACAAGCTGACGAAGCAGCAGGTGATTGATAACTTGGAAGAGTTTATTGATGATAATCTGTATGAGGAGCCAGACAAGGAAATGTATCATGAGTTGCGCATCTATGAGCGACATGATGATGGCAGCTTGGGTAACATCGTGGGTAACGGAAACCATGATGATGTGGTAATGAGTACCGGCATCGGTCTCTTTGTGAGTCTTACGGACATGGAGAAGCCTATCTGGAAGAAAGCGGAAAGAAGAAGCCGTGGTGGCGATGGTGTTCATACGGCGGCGAAAATTTAGGGGGAGTGTTGAATGTTAAATGTTGAATTATTATGGAAAGAAACTTAGAAAGACAAACTTTGAGCTTTAGCAAGGGCATGACGAATGTGCCTAGCGACTTGCTTTCAGATGATTCTGAACTGCTGGAGAGTGACGGATTTATATTTAAGGATGGAGAAATGAAGGCGGTACAGAAGCCCAAATATGTAACAAACGGCAGACCTATATTATATATTCACAAAGGCGCTGATTACAGAACATACGTCATGCTCAACGAAAAAAGCAAATACAATAAAGACGAAAAAGATGAAATTATCTTTGCTAAAAGTAAAGAGGATGGAACTATCGAGTCTGGGCCATGGCAAGCATTCGAAATAGATGTTGAAATCTATGATGTAAATAGCGTAGGTAATACGGTGGTTGTTACTACAAGTGGCGGGTTGTACTATTTTGTATACAAGTCTAATACCTACAAGTTTCTGAAAGATTTTCCTGAACTAACATATCAGTTTTCTTTCGAGAAACCGAGTTATGCAGGTTCGTTTCGACCAGACGAGTACGACAGAACACTCATGAATGTAAGCAACTGCGTTGACCATACGAAAAACCAGACGATGTATTATGATGCGAACGGAGCATTTATAAAACAAGGAGGAACAGAACCTAGTGGCATGATCCAAACAGGTCAATTCTATTATTTTTGGATTAAGTCAGATGGAACTAATGATGCAAAATATTACAATGAGTTCCAGGAAACCGTACAGGGTCATGTGATGCAAGCGATTAATTGGGTAAAAAGCAAGAATATGTTTGCGTTTCCTTTTTTTATCAGGTGTGCATTCAAGCTATATGATGGAAGTTATACGAAAATAACAGCCCCAATCATCTGCTATCCTACGGTAAACAGAAATTGTCGATTTAGTTCAGCAACATTTGAAAACAAATACTATGAAGATTTAAATCAAATGACTGGTACAGAAAGCATTTTCTACTTTATTGAATATAGTGAGCTTAGATTTAAATTCGGTTCGATAAGCGAAGATTGGAAAGACATCATCAAGGAGATTGTCGTTTTTGCTACAGAACAGGTTATTCCGTTCGAAATCAGTAAAGGCTGGCGTTTTTTATCTCCTAACGACACCCATAGAAAGCCATTTGCCAACTATGGATTTTCATCATACAAAGAAGATGTATTTAATTATGACCGCCCTTCGAAAATTATTCCTCATAGCGAGATACAGCCTACGTACAAAACGGACCGAGATATAATAGAAGAACTGAAAGGTAAGACGCAATTCTATAAATTATTCTCTGTCGGAATCAATACGAAGGGGTTAGGAGAAGGAGGAGAATGGCTTTACTCTGTGAACGGAACACATTACGGGCAGCCGACATTCATTGCAGACGGAGTAGTAAGCAACCTGTCTACACAAAGCCAACTGAAAGTAGACGATTACTATAGCTGGGCTAAGCTTACCTCAAAAAAGATTTATACTTACAATAACCGCCTACACCTTTATGATGTAGAGCGCTACCCTTTTTCCGGGTTCAAAAAGCTCGTAGGAAGAGAAGATTCAGCAAGCGATCATAATTATATAATGTTTACGCATATTGTATCAAATTGGGTTGATACCTGGACTATGAGAGTAATAGGCATAAGTGACTCTTTCTTGCGTGGCTGGTTTTATTATCCGGATCCTAATGCAAAAGAAATCATATTGTACGGCTCTGGCAAGTATCTGAGCATACCTCTAACAGAACACCCTTTTCTGAACGGAGCTTATTCTTTTACCAACCTTCCTTCAAAAGATGGCGATGCAACTTTTGAAACTATAACAGAAGAAGAGCTTCAGGAAAAGACAAAAAACATGAATGTTCCTGAGGTTCTAAACTCACAGATATTTACTTCTGTCGTAAACAATCCATTTGTTTTCGAGGCATCGGGCGATAATACGATAGGTACAGGAAAGATAATAGGAATAGTTGCCAACACGGAATCAGTGAGTCAGGGACAGTTCGGTCAATATCCTCTGTTAGTGTTTACTGACGAAGGAATATACGCAATGAGCGTAACATCAGAAGGTCTTTATGGAAGCGTTCATCCTATTTCAAGAGAAGTATGTAACAATCCGGATAGTATTACGCCAACAGACAGGCTTGTATACTTTACATCTGACAAAGGACTTATGGCTATATCTGGTGGTACCGCAAAATGCGTAAGCACGTCAATGAGTGGGAAGATTCCAAAGAACTTTAAGAAGCTGCAGACAGAAAGTTTCTTGAATTTCTTAAAGAATTGCATTATAGCTTATGACTATAGAGATTCGCTGCTGAGAATATACAAAAAGAGTAAAGGTTGGTTTGAGAATGAATCGGGAGAGCAGGACTTTGATGAGAATGAGAAGATATACTATATATATAATATGGTAGACGGAACATTCGGTATGTCTGTAGCAGATGCCCCTATTGACAAAATAGCAAACGACTATCCGGACAGCGTTGTGCAGGATATTGCCATGTCTATCTTCACGTTGACAGGAAAACCAGACATTAACGAAGATACGGAAAGCTATAGCGGATCATTTACGACCAGACCTTTGAAGCTGGGCGGCAGCATGACGTTGAAATCGCTGAGAGCGGTGAAGCATCTGTTTGATTCGGACGAAGGAACGATTGGGCTGGAGATATACGGAAGCAACGACTGCAAGCACTGGTGCAAGCTGCCAAGCATCGGCGGCAAGCCTTGGAAATACTTTACTTTTAAGTATACGCTGCAGAACTTCAAGGCTTCTGATTCCTTTGCTGGCAGTATAGTGGAGGTACAAAGCAGGCGAGAAGACAAAATGAGATAATTCTTTCATACGCGCTAATTTATGATAACATGAAAAAGGCGGCTGCTCATCACGAGTGGTCGCCTTTAAAATGAGTTATGAAATACATTTTTAAAAACATGATTCTCTTTATATGTGTGTTATCTGTTTTTGATATTATTTATGCAATATGCTACGATGTAGCCTAATACGAAGCAGTAAAGATGGAGAAGTCCGTTGACATTCGGCACGGCCATGGTGCAAATAATGAACGGCATCGCTTTCTTTAATGCCTCTTTCCATCGTCCTGTCCTACCCCACATCAAACCGAATGAAGCGAATAGGAAACCGGAAAGCCCCATTGTAGGCTGACTAACATACATGGGCAGCAGACTAGCGACAGAGGCAACAGCCAGAGAAGTGACTGGTTTCATATCGTTCTTTATCTGCCAAAGCACCAGAAGGTTTACGGCAAGATGAAAGCCGTTGACATGGAAGAAGCTATACAGGATATGATTCTGCCAAGGGCAACCGGGATAGAAACCGACGTGCCAAGTACACAGAACGAGGCAGATGATGCTAAGCACCAGATTTGTTCGAAAGTTTCTTCTTACGAAGGTCCATTTCTCTGTAATTTTTTCCATACTTCTTATAGTAAGCGAAAATGAATTTGAGATTACTTGGCTGGATAAAGAACTCTGGTGCAGGCTCAGAAACAAGGAACTGGCAGATAAACCATAAAGATTTGCCCACAAACTCCTTTCGCTGCGTCATTTCGTTCATCCTATTGAACAGCGTATAGTACAACTTCTGACGAATCGGTTTCATACTATCCACCTTTGAGAAATCGCCGACTGCCATTCTGCGGAGTATATCCCAAGCTCTTTTGGGAGAAACATAGTATCTGGGTGCAGGAGAATGAACCACCTTTTCCCAAGCCTCCTGTTGAGAATGGCAATTAGGAGCTATCTCCCGATACGCCTTCATCAGATCATCCCTCTGTCTGTCAATCAATTCGTAATTTGCTCTTGCCATATAAATGCTACATTAAGATGTTGCAAATATACATATTATTTAGAATATGACCAAATAAGCGCATAAAGCTGTCTCTTATACACATCTGACGCTGCCGACGAATAGCCTTGTG